ATCTACCTCTATTAGGAACAACTCCCTAATAGCTGATCTGTTGATTGAAAAGTCAACACAAGGTCATCGAAGACATTGCTTTGGTTCTACTCAAGAATCCAAGGTGTAAAAGTTGTAAGTAAAATTCACTAGTACTTAGCCAGTACAATATATTTAGAAAAGCGGTGTTAAGGAGTACAGGTCAAAAGCCCTCTCAGTAACTATCGAGTTAATAAGTAATACGAGCTGAACCGAAACGACCAATCCATTCCAAATTGGGGAGGTTTAACGGGTGCAGTATTAACATAAAAAATCTAAATTATAACGATATAAATATATCGGGTGATTTTACGAAGTATTCTTCTAGTCTTGGAACTTGCTATAGGTACAACAAAGTATCGAGTAGTGGTGACATAACAAACAAGAAAATTTAGTGATGAGTTTGAATTAATAAGAATTAATTGACTCTAAAAGGACGGAGGGGGTGCTAGAACCGTGATAACACAGTAAGTAGCAGTGATCGTAGTCGCAATTATATCGAGATCAATGGTAGCGTTTGCAGCAGTGATGCTATACGTAGCAACAGAGCAACCCGTAAGGGCTGCAGCTGGAAACCCACTGAACAAAGCAGTCTTGGCAACAAGGCCAGAAGCTGGTTCAACGATATATTCAGAGATTACGGACCCTGTTGAAGCTGAAGTGATAATGAGTTCACCTCCTATAGGAAGGCCGAACAGTGAGATAACGTTTGTCGCAGTCGCAGACAAACCGTAAGAACCTGTGGCTACCGGGACTGCACCAAAAGGTGTAGCCGCAGCAATGGTACCTCCACCACTAGTAATAGTGCCGGAGCCAGCAATACCACCGGCTGGTAACTGTGGATTAAATAGAGTTACATCATACTCTAACCACACTTTTCCCCAGTTAACTGCTGTACCATCAGTAGTGCATACAAATGCATTACCGACGTCATAGGTTTTAATATCAAGATTAGCCGCTAGGGCCGAATTCCTGATATATCTCTTTCCCTTCAACTCCTCTCTATCAAACTTAAGTTCGATATCCTTCCAAGGAGCATCCTCTTGAGTACCATAATAAGCCGAGGCAATCTGCTCGGAAACCGGCGCTGCATCCGCAGCATCATAATCTACTGCTAATATGAGAGAACCAGGGATGTTACTTCCAGTTCTAGTATAATAGCAAAGTGATGTTTATGGAATTCATATTTTTCCCAACCTTGGGCTTCAAGAGCAAGCCAAGGAGCCGTGGCAGAAATGCCAGGGTTGAGAGAAAAAGTATTTGAAACCGTAAAGGCTGACGAACCTGTGACAGAGGATAAAAGTTCCCTGTGACGGATTCGACATGAGTCGACCGAATCTCTGAAGATTCGTGCCTCTCCAGACGACTGCCCAGTAGCATAAGCTGCTGCAGCAGAGGCCTGCCTTTTCTTATTAGGTAATGGTGAAGATTTCTTTTGAGTTTTGTTATTCTTATTTTGTTTTGGAGCACTTTTAGCTGCTGCCTGCACTTTTGAATTACGATTCATGGGATACCTCTCGTAGAGAGGGACTGTTCATCTATGTATAGTGGATTTTCATTCTCCACCGTTCCGTGCAGTCTCTAGACATTCTAGAGCACTCGGAAAATATTATGGCCTCGACCATATTATTGCGTACAGTGCTCTTTAGCGCGGTAACTATACCCGCTTTGGAAACTTTATGTACATAGACCCCAACCAGTAGCATCCGTAGACTGCTCTGGCCCACATCTTATTTGCGTGTGGAAAACTTTATTACTTTTCTGACCAGCCAAGAAACTATAAGAAACTCCAAACTCACAAGCGAAAGCTCAGTATGTTGTAAGGATATGATATAGTGTCAAAAATTGGTCTCTTTTACTAACCCGGGGCAGCACAAGGCCGCACCGTTTAGAAGGTAAAGAGGAAAGTAAACCGCTCGATTAGCCAAGGTTCCGAAGAGAAAACTCAAAGGAACCCGAATCATAGCGGGGGCGAACATTTAGTGTTTGAGGGTACTTAAACCCGATTAGTCAACGAGCATATTCTCCATAGAAGGAGTTATCTCAATAAACTTTTGATCAAAACACATACTCAACTGTATGAGTTTTCCAGACATTCTAGTTATACGCGGCAATTTCCATTTGTAATCAAATTGGGAAATGTCATCGTCCACAATCTCTCTAATAGTAGAGTTGGTTGGTAAATTTGGACTGATAGGTAACTTAGAATTCTCTAGAACACATACATGTTGAGGAATCGTCTTCAATAATCTCTGTTGTTTAACAGAAGCACAGCTGGGAAACTTCCTCAAGGGGAATGTTGACTTATGTGGTAGTGGCGCAATATCATATTGCCTTAGTAATGGTAAAATAACCTGATTAGTTTCAGGCTCCATACTAAATACTGTATTAACAGTATCACTATCATCTTCGTTAACATTCTTGATAGAAGGTATACCGGCAGGCTTTGCTGGGGGTTGGTAGTAAGGTTGTGTCCATTTATTGTAGAGATCAGATGCAAAAGCATGTTGAAATCTGTTATAATGGATACAATCCTGTGATTTTTCATTTGAAATTACAGAGCCCTTAGGAATGTTCATTCCAAGACCACCTAATTCAGGCCTAATATAATAATTAAGCTGATGATTAAAGTGTTTGGAACATTTCTGTAAACTACTGTTATTAATAGCAATGAATCGCTTGGAGGCTCGAATTTGATTATTCGCTCCTTGGATACATTCATTATGTAAAAGGTAAACAGGTTTGTGTTCACCGTCTGCAGCAACTTTTGACTGACCATACAAAAGACCCGTATTAAAAAACGGAATCTTGGTATAGTTTTCAGAAGAGTATGGTCTTTGTTTCAAGACAACGGCAGCAGATGCATATAATTGACTATTAATAGTAAAGTATTTGGGATGGATGAAGTTCTTTCCAGGTGAGGGTACGAAACCCGCCTCGTGAAGATTAGAGAACCAGTTTTCATACTGGTCTTTCTCACATCTAAATAGAATATCATCACCATTTACTAATACATCAAGTTCTTGCAAAGTGAGTGCATCAGGACGAACAGTTATCCAATAGTGTGCAAGATTAATCGCACATAAAATCGGAAAACTAAGTATCGATCCCATAAGTTACCCATTTTGCTGCATTACAGGTGGAATACAAGTATTGTTTGGATAATGGATTTCGTGTTCATAAAGAACCCTACGAAAGACATCATTTACATCTTCACTTGCACCATAATGCTTCAGAACAATTTCAAAAGCCATCTTCGTGAGTTGAATCTTTATTAAGTCGGTAGCTCCAGAGTAATCGCCCGATACCCATAGTCCTGTCTTGCATTTATTTACAAGCTCAGCTATGGCGTTGGAACGAGTTACGGTCTCTCCGATCAGTTGAAATTGGCGTTTGGCCTTCAGATGTCTAAACATAGACAATTGGAGGTTCTTGGACATTTGATAGGCAAATGCATTACCTTTCGTAATCACACGAACTTTTAAAGGTTCGCAGATAGGATAGGTCATTGCACTACAGCCCGAGTAGGTATTATCTCTCTTTGCATTATTAAACCTTTCGGTTTCTTTATCAAACATATAACGCATAGAAGGGTTACACCATCCTCTGTCTTCGGTAACACCCACACGTGGATGATACCCCATTTTCAACAATTCATCACTAGATGATTCCCCATCATGCAACATTTGTTGCAAGATGTACCCCTTCGCACCACCATCTACTTTTCTGTTCTCCATACAAGCATTATTGCTTATCTCATGAACAGAATCGTTTGGATTATAAGGACTCATGCCTTGGAAGATTTTTTCTAATCTCCATTGCATTTTACTTAAATAATCAGGTGACGAAGGACCGGCGGGAGTATCCATCTTCTTTCTGTGCTTCAATAGCTCAGATTTTTCGAAGGATTCCGGTACCTTTTCGGCAGCTCTCTTACATTGAGAAAGCGACCAAAATAAGTGTTGAGTTTTATTAGTACACGTTTTCAAACGATTATTAATAAATTTCTTAACACTACCCGCAAACAGAGTCGGGTCCTTGGCATACTTACCAGGGACCTCAGGAAGTATTTGAGTGATTATATCACCCTTATACTGTCCGTTCAAACTCTTTGCATGCATCAATTGGATATGATATTTCAACATCTGAATATATTCAGAATATGAGTCACATTTCATTAATGCTGCTAAACCACTAAGTAAATTAGTCAGAGAGTGCTTATTGAGAAATCCGTCCTGATGGTCGGAAAAAATCTCAAGCATTGCAC